CTTTTTCATTAAACTGTGAGCTGCGAGACTGCTCTTGATAATGCATTTTAGAACGCTGAAGAGCGGCAAGCTCATCCTGATACTTAGACATTTGTGCCTTAAGTTCAGCAACCTCTTCAGATTCTTTTGGTGTATAAGCGGTATTCTTATCACCTTGTACCAGCATCTGCTGGTCAGCAGCGTCTGCTTCCTTCACGATAGCTTCACCAGTCTTTTTAACCAGTTCAGCAACTTGAGGCTCAGACACTTGAGCTACTGGAGTAGCTTCTTTTTTGATCTCGGTGTCGGCAGACTTTTCAGTGGCCCCTGCACCAGTAAGATCGATAGTATCTACGACTTGTTCAGCCATTTTCTCGTTCTCCTTTGTAGAATGATCGTGAAGCTCATTAGTCAGACTTTGCTTAGAAACCGTGTCTTCACTATTTTGAATTTTTTCGACTTGTGAAAGTTCATCTGTTTTCACATTAAGAACATTATCACAGTCTTCACCGTTAGCGTCAACCTCTAAAAATTTAAAGATTGGCGATTGGCCTGTTGCGATTTTGGTGACAGTAAACATTTTTTCATTATAATTTACAAGATCACCGTGTTGAAGTGTACTTGCGTCTTCGGAAAGCAAGTTTGTGAACGGGATTGATTCGTTAGGGTCACGAATTTGTAACTCTTCCTCTTCATCATCCTTAATCATGTCAGTATCTGCTTCCTCGGCTTCCGCTTTGACCTCAACCTCTTCTGCAGCATCTTTAGTGTTAACTTCTTCAGTCTTCACCTCTTCTGCTACATCAGTTGTTTCTTCTACAGACTCTTCCTTGACTTCGTCAACGATATCCTCTTTAGTTTCAACAACTTCTTCAGATTTTGGATTTGTCATTGCTTCCTCCTCGGTTGGAGACAACGGACGTTCGTTAACAACTTCGCCCTCCTCCATATTGTGAATTGGAACACCAGCCATGGTAATTTCATGTGAGTGGCCTTCGGCCTCTAACACAACTCCACCCATGACTTTATGAGCGTGGTTTTGCATATGAGATGCGTAGGTTGTTACACCGTTACCATTTTCATCCAGTTCAACTGTATGATAATGACCATCGCTCATATCAGTGATTCCGGCCTTAATTTTACGCATCTTCTTAATTTCTTCTGCATCAGCTTCTTTTAAAGATTTCTTAAATTCGTTAAATTCTTCGTCGTTATCAAAAGACTTACGAATAGAAAAAAGTGAATCTTGGTTACAAGGAACAGAAACAACAGAGATTTCAAGTAATTCAACATCAGTAATTGTCATTGAATCGTCTTCTCTATTATACTTTCCGTCCTTAACCCTGAATCCTACTGAAAAACTTTTTAGAGCTCCATCTTTAATAAGAGTTTGAACTCCGTGTGTTTTCTCAGCTGCTTCACTAATAGAGCCTTCAACAAAGATTCCTTTTCTATCAACACGAATATTATCTACACGACCAATAGGACAATCGTGTTTGTGTTGATATAAAAGCACAGGATTACGACGATAATTTTCTACACCTTTAGCCCAAGCAGCAGCCGTAACAACGTCACCAGCCCGGTCTTTTGCTGTAGTATTAGCATAACCTGCAATTTTTAATGATTTGGAACCTTTTTTGACTGCTTTTGTTTCAAAAGCGCTGTTCAAATAAAGAGTTTTATTCATCAGGTATTTCCTCTATATTAGTAGATTCCTCTTGAGAGGGTCTTCCACCTTGGGTAGCGTCAGTTGCACTACCTGTGATGTTTTGTGGTACTCTTATGGTATCATTATTTTCAAGTTTTGGAAATCTTAATCCTTCACGAGCTTCATTTGGGGTAATAATACCTGTATTTACAAGAGTAGAATAATAAATAGCTTGATTTCTCATGTCAGGCTGTAATGCGGGTACTTTAAGTCTGTCTGGACGAACAGTAACACCACCATTAAAGAAGTGTTGAAAAGCCGAACAGAACTGAGTTAAAAGTGGAATTACTGTGTGTAAGTAAAACAGTTTTTGATTGGCATCAATGTTTGCATTATTGCCTGATTTTAATAACACATAAGGAACGCCAATTGCTTTTGCCATATCTTGTTGAATACGTTCAATTGAGTTTTCAAAATCTAATTGATCAAAAGATTTTGTAGAAAACTCATCAATTTTTAATCCACCATCTAAAATTGCAGGATTCCTTGCACCATCAAAGATAGTTGTATAAGAAGCTCTCCAAGATTCTAATAAACGTTCTTTAACACGTTTTGAAAGAATGTTATCAGTAGTAAGAACAAAGCCGGGAAGAGCGTTATTCTTAAAGAACTGACGCTGGAACTTAATCATATAGAAGTAAAGTTCCATGAGATTTAAAATTGGCTTAAGTTTTGATACACCTCTAAAAATCGATAACTCATTCTCAGCCATTACATGAATTATCTCATAAGGCTCAAAACGAATCGCTTCTGCTTTACGTGTCTGTTTTCCGCGACCAAAACCATAAAAATCTTGGGATTGTTGATTAGATACTAAATAATTGTAGTGAGATACAAAAGCACGATCATCAGGAACTACTTCAACATCGTTTGCAGGTAATAGGTATAGATCTGCTCCATCGTAGTAGAAAAAAGCATTACCGTCTAAATGAAAATCCAAAAATGCTCTTCTAAATAATCGTACCCTATCTTCAAATGGATTAGGCTTAAAATTAAGAAGTTTGTTTACTTTTTTTGCAGAACCGCCTTCAACTATGAAGGGAATCTCGCACATAGCATTAATAATCATATCAACAGAACGATGCACTACCTCAATCTCACGATAGGCTTGTTCAAAATCAACAATAGTTTCTGGAGAAGCAAAAGGTTCAAGAGCAGAAATAGAAGGCTGAGCTGGGTTCAGCTTAAGTACATCTGCTACAAATTTTCTCACGCCTCTTAATTCATCATCTGCCATTTTTTTCCTTTTGTATATTCAACCAATTCTTAATTTTTGGAGCTAAGTGATTAGAATATCTTTGACCATAGATATTATGAAGTCTTTGGTGGTGAGACTTACATAGTGTAAACAAGTTATGATGGTCTAAACTTTCTTTACAGTCTATAGAAAAATCTTCACGAAGGGAAGTAATTTTTTCAACAGTATCAATTTCAGTAATCTTATTGCGAGTGCACCACTCGTTAAATAATTGACTAACCGAAAAAAGGTGATGAAGTTCTAGATTCTCAGTGGAGCCACAAATATAACATTCATCACGTATTTTATAATCTTTTTTAATATAATCTCTTATATATTTTATTGGAAATCTTTTTAATTCAGACATTGTTGAAGCACCTCCCAGCGTTTAATAAAATGAGAGGGGTCTTTATTTAATCCTACATCTCCTTCAGGTAAAGAAATTACGTCTGCTTTTATAGTTCGTCTGTAAGCACCTAAATGCTTTTTCATTAAGTAGCTTACTATAATATCATCCCCTCGTTCAGGCCATCCCCACGATACTAAAGATTGTTTTATTTCATTCAAAGATTCTTGTTTTACTAAAATACCAGAACCTACTAAAAAATCGCAGTAGTGATCTACGCACCAGTGGTCTTGTAACTCTTCATACTTAGAAGCAATAGAAACCCCTGTTTTACCGTATATACCTATAATATGTTGTCTTGCTTTTCTCATACGAGCTATAGTTTTATGACTCACTATCAAATCATCATCTAAAATAAATTTATAAGGTTCTGGATAGTCAAAACAACGCATCCATCGTTCCATGCATTTCCAATTTTTTATGTTATTAATAATATCTATTGAATGATTTGATGTAAATGGCTCTTTCGGATTATTATTAATAACTGTTATAGGAAATATATTAGAATATGCTTTAATAATTTTGTGTACATTTTGTGGTCTTTTATAGTTAAGAACTATAACTCTAATTTCATTATGCATATATAGTAATGTTACTCATTTTTTGGTGGGTGTAAATAGCATATCTTACAGCGTCACATGGGTGAGAAGCCCAGTCATGAATTGGCTTAGGAGTTTCAGTATTAGGATTCCACTTATACGAACTCATAGCTGAGTAAGTATGTCTAGCACCTTCAGTATCAAAATAAAGAAGATCTTGTTCTATCAAAACTTGTAAAGAATTAATTCCATCATTTACAGATTTAATGGCGTTCTCACAATAAATATCATAGTCATAAGCAAAATCTGCTTTTACTTGTTGTGCAGCTGAGTCAATATATATAGAATCTATTCCCCATTCATCAATTTTATCTTGTATTGACTCTGCTAATTCACGGGTAGTAGACTCTTTTGATACAAATTCGTCAACAATATAGTAAGACTGACCATCAGTCCCTATAACAACGAAAACATTTTCATCTCTATAACCTACGTCTAACCCTGCTATTACTTCTGCAAACCTACGATCTCTAAAATCTCCTATATGTTTATCTTCGTCTAAATCCAAGAATATCTGCGCTTCAGTAGTTGTCCATTCACACTCATACTCTTGTAAGTACAAAGCTTTAGTAATAGAGCGACGAGCTTCTTCTACGTCTTTTTCTGATAAAAGTGGGTTAGATCTCCACGTATGTATAGACGAAGCCCAATCTGAGTACTCTGGGTCTTCTCCTCGTAAAAAATACTCATAAAGATAATTACCTTTACCACGAGGGGTGGAAATCCACAAACAACGAGAATCAGTAAAAGTTGAAAGAGCAGGACGTAAATCTCGTGTGTAGTACTCATCGTTGGGGATGATTGCTGCCTCATCTACGATTAAAAGGTTTGCTGCACGACCCACAAGCGAATCTCTGTTATTAGCTGAAAGCAGTCTAAACACTGAGCCATTTATGAGTTTCACCACCTTATCTTTTTGATTAAAACGGTCAACTTCAATTTCTAGTTGTTTTATTAAGTCTGTAACATAATCCCAAATAATAGAAGAAAGAGAAAAGTTAGGAGCAACAACCATCACCTGTTGACCTGGCTCT